TGACTGTTCATATTGTTGATTCTGTTATCATAGTCATCAATGATTGATTTCAAGTCATTTGCAAGTGTCGGTGTAGTTGTTGTATAAGTTCCATCATCCCATAGTATTCTTGATCTCACCCAGTAATAGTGCTTATCAATATAGTCATCCGGAACACTCTTCCATCCGTCACTGTTTTCATCAGGCATTTGTGTTGAAGAATCAGACAAGTAATATTCTGGAGTAATCGAACGGATGCCCTGTCCGTCCTCTCCATCGTTGACTCTTGCAAGAGTTACGCTTGCTGATGCCTTTATCATGTTATTACCCTTCTAATTGAGCGGTGAACGTTGCACGGCTATCAACATCCCCAGCGCTGATTGTGATTGCACTTCCTGTCTTATATACAGTCGAAGAACCATCCTTGTACCACTTAATAGTTCCAAGTGCGCTTAGTTCTGTACCTGTCATTTCCTTACCGCCCTTGTATACATGAGCGCTTAATGTTGTTGCAATCGCACTATTCTTGAAGATGTTGCCGTTTGAAGAAATGATGACAAGAGTTAGCGCATCAGCACCCTTGTCTCCTTTATCACCTTTTGAACCAGGCGCACCTGTTGCTCCTGTTTCTCCTTTATCACCTTTTGCACCTGTATCACCTTTCTGCCCAGTGAAGGCAATTGAATAAGAGAATGTCTTATTCAACGTGACATCATCAGCAATGATAGGAATATTAAAAGAACCATTCTGTCTGACTGCTGTTGTCGCTGTAATAGTGACAGTAGGAACAGGGCTCTTGCCATCAGAAACCGCTGAAATTCCTGTTGGACATGTCATCTGTCCAATTTTGCAAGGTATCTGCTCGGTCCCTTGCATGACCATAATCTGTGTAGTTGTTGACTGTGTCGATGCTACTGAAGTTGTATTCCCTAAAAATGTATAGTTCTCATTTGTCATGATCACTGAAAACCCATCAGTAATATCAAGAATAGTCGTCTGATTACTTACTTTTACTGCCATCGTCTATCTATCTCCTTCTAATAATTTAGTTCGCAGCTGAACACTGTCTTTGTATCAACATCTCCAGGACTGATAGTAAAAATAAAGCCACCATCAGACAGCCTTGTATCATCTCTAGAGATAGTTATATAGTCATTACTTCCTAATGGCTTATACAGCCACTGAAGATATGCGTCACTTCCGAATACCTGTTCAAGTTTCTCGGAATTGTCTATAGTTGTATGACCTATGATTATAGTGACTGTAAGAGTGGTTGAAATGCCTGTATTCTTGAACAGATTGCCGTTTGAAGAGTCAATGTATAATAATATAGCATCTTCCCCTTTTGCCCCTGTGATACATACAGGAGTGCTGTACGTGACAGTATCGTTGATTGTTGTGGCAGTTCTCTGCCAGATATATATGCCATCATGCCATACTGGAGCATTTTCTCCCCATCCTGTATCAGGAGGAATAAGCCCATCTTTCGATTCAGCATATTCACATACGAATTTCTTAACAGAACCCTGTGCCTGTTTGATTGCTTCTCCTGCCTTTTCTTCAACTTCTGAAACCCTTAGCGATATCTTCTCATTGGACAGGCTTAATTGAGCCACCTTGTCATTGATGCCTTCCTGTTCCTTTGCGATTATATCTAGTTTCAATGATTCCTGGTCCTGCTGGACCTGCAGCTTTCTGATTCGTGTTGTATTAGATACACGATTCACTGTCTTTTCTTCATTCTTTGTTGTCACACTGCCGTCAACCGTAGACATAGAGAACTGTCCACCTTTATAACTGACAGTTAGATCCGATACAAAGAAAGTGAATTCATTGCTGTTATAATTGACTAGAGCACCAGGAAGAAGATTATCAATTGATATCATCGTGACATTCTTCACCTGATTGAAAGTCAATCCTTTAAGTCTGTCATAGATGCTGTCTATAATGCTCTGTTCATCTGCATATAGATTTGCTGAATCAATAAACAGTGTATTGCCTGTCTCATCACCCTTAGAAAGAGGATTGAGACCATTTTCAGCATATACTCTTGTGAGTGTATACACTTCATTCTTCTCATAATCTGTTAAATCCTGTGTAGCAGCAAAGGCAGTCTTTTCAATGGGAACAAATCTAATAGAATCAATTCCCTCTGCATAGACATTTGCCCCAAACAGTTCAGCAATCCATCCGAGATAGTTTCTTATCACAATCGTGTTATCGTACCATGATACGCTCTTATCAAGAACGTACTGCGGTATTCCTTCACGAATAATAGAAAGACCAGTCAGACTTTCAATCTCGTCTAGCTGGTCTTTTATAGTGACAGGATAAGACAGTTTAGTATCGTATGCCTTGTCAAGAGAATAGTTGTTATCATACATCTTGAGAGTGAGTTCCTTGGTGTACTTCTCCGGCTGATCATACACCTTGAAGTATCTTGTATCAGATGCATCATTCTCCTTGACTTCCCAGTACTTGCTGATGTCGATATTGTCAAGAATGCCGTCATAGTTATCGAACTTCATTGTCAGTTCAATTGATGGCACGTTGCCTATCATACGGCAGTCAGCAAAAGAGACAGACATCTTATAATCAAGAAGTCTGTCCGTTACATTTGTCTCTCCATACTTTATAAGCATATGATCACACCTCAATCAGAGAGAAAGAGAATGAATCTGCCTTTAGACCAGACTGCACTCTCTTATAATTGTACTTCTTATTTGAAGCATACATCTTCTTGGTTCCTCTGATACCATGATCAGGAATGTAGAGTTCTGCTGTGAACTCTGCCGGAGTGAGCACCTTCAAAATATTCATTACATCTGTGAATGTATTCAACTTATATGTACATGTAATCTTAAGCATGTTAGAACGTATTCTATTTCTTCTTAAGATGCCTGTTGAGACAGGTCTGACACTATCCGAATCTAAATCATTGATTTCTACGCTAATCTCTGAAGGAGTCGGAATAAGTGTTCCGTTTATCTTGATTTTCGCTTCATCTGCCATTTATTCCACCTCCTAATAGTCAAATACAGGCTTGCCTGTGCGTGCTTCATAATCCTTGATATTGTCAATCACCATCTTAGTGATCACTCTACCGTCATCAAGCACTAATTTAATGACATAGGTAGCGCCTGTGCCGTCATTCTGAGGGAGTGATAATCTTTCTGAAATCTTTTCAGCAATCATATCGAGTCCCTGTGTGTTTCTCTGTAATGGTATTACTGCTTCTGTTCCTGCTTCACCAATATTGGCAATAGTGGATGCACTTACGATACCACCTTTTGCGAGTCTAGGAATCTTAGGGATTGAGAATCCTTTTCCACCGACTCCAGGAACCCAGTCAGGAATCTTTACCTTGCCTATACCGCTTAAGAATTTGTTGATTCCATCAATCATGAAATTCAATGGAGCCTTGAAGATGGCTCCTAATCCGGAAACAATACCCTCAAATATCTGTCTGACACCAAACCATGCTCTTCTCCAGTTGCCTGAGAACACACCACTGATAAAGCTAGTAAGACCCAAGAAAATAACCTGTACGGAATTGATGATTGGACCCATGTAGTCTCTAAACGCCTTGACGGCATTCTTAACCGTTTCAAACACATTCTTCCATTTGAAACCGAAAGTTCCTTCCATCCATTCACCTAGATTACGGAAGAATTCTCTGATATTGTTGACTCTTTCGCATATTGTTTTGTCTGCGCGTTCAATAATTCCCCTAATTGCAGCAAATACCATATCAAATACACCTCTCAATAGTGTTAAGGCCAATTCGAATACAGGTCCTAGAATATCAAGAATCGTACTGAATATAGGTGTGGCGAACTTTAGAAAATCACTTAATAATCCCATTATGCTCTGGAATACATTCTCCCATGCGTTCCATAACGGCTTGAGAACATCGCCCACAAAATCCATGATGATTTTACCAACTGTATCAATGATAGGTGCAACAATATTCATAAACACCTTCTGAACAATAGTAGCAATATTTCCTAGAATGCTTACTATGTCATCTCTGAAGCTCTTACTCTTCTGCCATAAATCTACCACTGTAGCAATGACTGCCCCAATGATGATATTTACAGGATTCACAGCCATTACAATAGATGCGAATATCTGTGGAAGAATTCCAAATGCTCCACTTAGTGCAGTGGCAAGTGATGCCCAACCTGAAAATACTCCCACTGCAAGCTGTATCTGTGTGATGACAGTGCCAAGAATTCCAGCAAGAGTAGAAAATAATGATAATCCCGCAATAATTGAAAGTATGCCAAGAATACGACCTACATTATCTGCTATGAAAGAGAATAACTCATCAATGATAATAAGGACCACATCCACTGCACCTAGTACAGCAGTCCAGTCAATCGCTTTAGTAACATCTCTCACAATTTTCAGAATCTCATTTATGATCTTCAATATAGAGTTAAATATATTCCATAAATGCTGGATGATTGAATCACCTAGGCCTGCAGTGTTCCATGCATCGGCCAGTCCTTGAGAGATATTGCCAATTATCTTGAAGATGTTAGTGAATATCTTCAATATCAGTTCGACAGTCTTTGCACCTGTGCCATTTTCCCACACTGTATACATTGACTTGCCGATTTCCATAAGAAGATTCTTGACACCATTAAATGCATATACTGCAGCTGCAATCATCGGCGCACCAAACTTATCCCATGACTGCTTTAATGGCTGGAAGAATTCCGCAACCTTCTTCTTGATTTCTTCTAACTGCTTGTCTACTTCTTCAAGAAGCCCTTTCTGTTCTTTTGCACCACTGTCATCCATGCTGAATCCGCCGATATCACCACCGGAACCACCAGCACCGCCTGAGCCACCTGAGTCACCTGAAGACGGATCACTTGAACCATTGCTTGAATTGATGTTATTGATTGCATCGAATCCAGCAAGAGCTCCGTTCAATTCCTTCTTAAGCTTAGAAGCATTACCTGCTGCCTTTTTTAATCCGCTTCCTGTTCCGCTTGCTCCTTTAGAAAGCTTCTGCGAACTATCGGAAGCACTGTTCATATTCTTTGCAAGAGCCCCTGTGTTTCCTGCTGCCTTCTTAGCATTGTTTGACACTCCACCAAAAGAAGAACTCAACTTCTTTGACTTGCCACCAAACAATGCCGTCAGATACCCAACGGCGACCATAACAACTTTAGTGAATGCAACAACATATGGAACGCAGGAATTAATTGCCTTTGCAATATTGGTAAAGAATCCAGCAATATTAGACTGCCCGATTGTATTCATTACATCTGACATACATCTAACAATGGCCGTTCTCATATTAGCGATTGATGTAGCAATTCCACCTGTCGCATTTCTTGCCTGTTCCTCAAATGACTGATAGCCGTTAATGCCCTGTGTATTTAACTTCATAATTGTATCCATGAACTGGTCCATTGATACCGTTCCATTTCTTAATGCCTCGCCTAGTGCTGAAGCATTGACAAAACCCATGGCCTCAGCCACCTGTTTCATCTGTGCAGGCATTGCAGTCATCGCTGAACGCCATTCAAACATATCGGGTTTACCCTTAGCGTATGACTGTGATAACTGTTCTAGTGCTGATTTCTGTATCTCAGAGCTTGCACCGCCGGCTAGAATAGCATTATTTAGTGCAAGGAACATATCTGTTGATCTAGAGATGTTACTGTTCACTGATGTAAATCTCTGTACTGCGCCTGATGCATCGTCTAGGGTTGTTGGGAGCCCAATAAGCTTATTGCTTAGTTTCTGTACAGATGCATTCGCTTGAACACTGCCAACGCCTAGATTCGACATCACACGGCTATAGTTGCTAAGAGTATCAACTCTCTTGATTGCAGCATCAACATTCCCTAATATCGTTGATTTAATCAGAGAAGCAATACCAAGACCCGCCACAATATTGCGGATACTCTTGAATGAATTGCCAATTGAGCCTGTGACCTTATCAACATGATTCTTTAGGCCGGTGACTTCATTCTTCACGCTGTTCAGTTCTGATTTCGCTGATTTCGTCTGTGCAGATATTACTATCTGCAGTTCCTCTACCGTCATTCTGCATCACCGCCTTTCTTTTTCTTAGTGCTTCATTATGTCTTCTACTGAAGGCAATACGAGAAGATCTAGCGCTTGCAATCTCTTTTCTATCCTTCTCTTTTTCAAACTCTTTCCTATCCTCTTCAAAAAGTGAAGGATAGAAGTCCCACAATTGTGCAGGAGTGAATGAATCATCCTTGCCATTAAGGACAGCAGAAATACAATCCCTTATCTGAAGGGCCTGTATCTGAAGAGATATCGCTTCCTGTCGCACCATTTCTTTTTTCTTTCTTTCATATGCTGAAATAATATCGTATAGCTCATCTAACGAATAATTCCAAAATGAAAAGGGGTCTACTCCAGCATCAAGTGCTGGATCATAGACCGCCTTGTATATGTAATCTGTAATCAGGATATCTTCTAGAGATTCTTCTTGGCTTCCGCCATTTCCTTTTCCATTTTCGTTTCGAGAGCCCCAGAGAAAAAACCCGATACCTGGAACAATGGAATAAGAATATCACTAAGGAACTCTGTCTGTGAGCCACCTTCATCGATGTATCTATCAAACATATCATTCACATCGCTTCTGTCGATGTTGCTGTTGAATTTCTGAAGACCACCATGTGTGATGTCCAGCATAGTGCATAATGGTGTCATGCCTGTTTCTGTATTAAGAAGGTTGATAAGACTTCCACCATACATCTGTTCTAGTCTAGAGATTTCTCCTGTTGTTAGTTTTAATTTGTATTCTTCTTCACCGATTTTCCAAATAATGAATGGTTTTCTTTTTGCTTTTTCTGCCATTTATCTATATCTTCCTTTCTATTCTGCTACTGCTTCAGATGCAGTTTCCTCAGATTGCGCTACTGCTTCTCCTGGATCAGTAATAGTGAGTTCAGACTGTAATGCGATTGCAACAGTGAATTCAATAGCGTCATTGACACCACCGCCCGCTCTTTTAACAGTGACCTGTCCCGAGAATGTAGTTGTAGTGCCGTCCTTCAATGTTTCCTTGAACATTGCAGTAGCTCCTGTTTTTTCCAGTTCCCTCATTAATCTATATGAAGATGTTGCTTTGCTGTTGTCATACTTGAATGTATATTCAAGGTCTCCAGGGTCTCCGATACCAAACTCATAGACCTTAACTGCATCATCAAGTGAAGAGTTTTCAACTTTTTCTTTTTCAATTCCCATGTCAGGAAGCTTCTTTAACCCTGGAAGGTCAGTAAAAGAAGTTCCCTTGTTTGTCTTGTCATAAGATAATTTAGCGCCATTTGCTAGCATTATATAATTCCTCCTTATCAGTTACATACCGTGATAGATGTAATCACTATCATAATATGCTTCATAATTCATTTTCTTGTGTCTAAGTCCTGATGCATCATCAATATCTTTGCATAATACTCTCTTTAGCCCCATTGCTGATAATGCCTTATCAACTTTCAAGGCTGTACCCGATGTACTCTTAGTATCCCAGATTTCGATTCTGTAAAGGACATGTGATGTCTGCTCCTTGTCATCCGTCCATTCTGCCACGCTGTTATCTTCCTCAACATACTGAACGGCTGGAAGCTTAGCCCAGTCTTTTGGATAGATGTCAGTGACTTCAAGGCCTTCATCTGTCAGAGCCTTATATACTTTGTCTTTAATGTTGATCATATGCTTTTAATCCTTTTCAATTAACTGGCTGATTACTATACCAGCATCCTTCACTGCTTTCTTTTCAGTCTTCTTTGCTCCCTGGTACATGAATGGCTGTGCAGGCTGTCCATCCGACCTGTAATATTTCTTTCCATCAACCTCGATAACTACCCAATGATAGTTATTTATTGCTTCTTCTGATAACTTCTCTTCAGGAATCCACCAAGGTTCCATAGTATAAGAAGGATGTGCATATGGAGATATTCCAGCATGGTCTGCAGCACCTTTTCGACCTGTTCCGAATTCGACATATTGAGCATATGCCTTATTTGTATAAACATATCCCTTGTCGCCTTCAACTCTTGTCTTAATGGAATTTCTTAATTCACCATTATTTACAGGACATTCAAGAACGCAACCACTTCTGATTGTTTCCGCAGCCTTTCCAAGAACCTGTTCTGGATTCTCAAGAACGGCATCTATAGCACGAAGCTTTCTAAATAATTCATTAGCACCATTGAGACTCATTTAATAATCTTCTCCAGTTCATAGAGATAGTGTCTGTTATATTCCTTCATGCTGATGATCCTATAATCCGGTTCATCGATTGACTGATTATAGACATTCACGCCCCACTTTTCAGTGGGTCTGAAATCATCATCCTTATTCTTAGGAAGAATCATATTAAGAATGTAGTTCAGTCTCTCCCCATACATTTCCGCCTGTAATTTACCGGATGCAGGCCATATCTCAAGAAGCATTGATTTTCTCTTGATCCACTTTTCAGTAGTGACACCTTCACCATCTTTTTCGATGACAGGCTCATATACAGGATAGTTCTTAAGCGCTGAAAGTCTCATTGGTTCCCCTCCGGCTTCTTTTCGTGAACGATTCCTCCTGCACGAATCAGTCTCAAGTTGTTGAGAGTTGAGAGAATATCTTCATAAGTAGAAGACTGAAAAGTAGATGTGATGCCACCTTCTGAATGTGATGATTCTCCGACCATGCCCTCTCTGAAGTACATGGCACATGCTAGATCAGCCACACAGAAATCCATAGCAGTGATGTATACAGTGCGGTTAGTATGTGCAAGAGCACGCTGTTTTGCCATGTCAACATAGATTTTCGCACGGCCTTCACTCATTCCTGTTCTTTTAGCAACAATCTCAACTAGATCCATAGATTACTCCTCCTGCATCTTAGTGAGAACTGCGACCAATTCCTTTTTAACAAGACTAGAGTATCCGCTAACGCCCTTTTCCTTTGCAATAGTCTTTAACTGGTCAACAGTCATATCGTTGAGGTCCGTCACTTCATTGTTTTCTACAGGAGTATCTTCATCATTCTTCTTGTCTTCAATGACACGATATCCCTGTTTTGTATAACGCTGAAGGTCATCCTCATGGATGGCCCTTTCAACGTTGATTCTTTTTACAATGATCATTATGCATCAGCTGAGACGTTAGCAATGATTAGGTCAAGCATGTTGTCCTTTTCCCAGCAGTCATGATATCTTCTATAGTCAATCTGCCAAGCATTTGCATCCTGGTTAGTATCAGGGTCAAATACTCTTGTCTTGTCCTGTTTAGTAACACCGATAACACTATTGATTGGCGCCATTAAGAAGTTTACATCCTTAGCAGTTTCACCTTTTGTATATCCACCTGCGTCTTTTGTTGCTCCAGCATCAACCTTGATAGCTGAATACATTCTGTTCTTTGGTGTAGGAATGAATGTGATTTCATCAAGCTTATAGATGTCTAATGTGATATTTCCAATAGTTAATTTACCTGATGTAAGGTTGCTGTTTACCATCTTTTCCTTTAATAATCTTAAAGTGTCATATGTAATATGACAGATGATATCACCCTGATATCCTTTATCACGGATAGTATCCGCTGCCTTTTCTAATTCAGAAAGAATATTCTGTTCAGTCAATGCAGTTGTTAGGATGTTGGCTGATTTCTTTTCTGTAACATCAGAAACAACCTTAGAAATACGGTAGGCATCTACTTCAGGGGCAACATGTAAACGCTGGAATTCTCCCATGACAGTGCCAGCAGAAGCCACAAAGTTAGTTTCGTTTACATCCATTGCATCAAGAAGGAACTTTCTTCCACGGTCCTGTGTCATTTTGAATGTTTCATATTCAAGAGTGACAGCACCCTGCTTATATCCTTCATCTCTGTTATAGTCTCCTAAGCCCACTAATGACATCTTAGGGATTTTTACCTCTGCACCACCGTCATACTTAATCTGTCCGGCATTGGCATCCATCCATGATGTAAGAGTGAGATGCTCCATCTGTTTATCTAATTCAGTCTGAAAAATAGTTGAATACTGTAATGTGTTAATTGCCATGTTCTATACCTCTTTTCTAAAATTTAAGTGCATTCGCGAATGCTTTTCTTGCATTCTCTTCTTCAGCAGTCAATACATTGTTTTTTGCCTTGTCTAAAGGTGCTTTCCCTTTTAATCGGTCATCAACAGACTGCTGAACCGCTCCCTTGAATGCTTTAGAGAGTCTCTTGACAGATTCATTTACGGAATCAGCATCAGTGTAGTCAATGAAGTCAGCCATATCTGCTGGAACTCCTGCAGCATTAAGCTGTTCCTTGGCAACTGCAGTCAGTTCTCTACGAGTAATTGCTGCTTCTCTATTGTCAAGATCTTCTTTTCTCTTGTCTTCCTCATACTGCTTCTTTTCATCATCTGTCATCTTTTGAAGCCTTTCAGCTTCCGTATGATCCTTATCCCACTTCTTTCTTGCACGGGCAAGTCTCTTCTGGACGATTCTGTCCACATCGTCTTCTGTGAGGGTTGTTACTTTGGCTTTACCATCTTCAGGTTCACCTGACTGCGCATTATCGGGATTCCCTTCATCGCCTGTATCTTCTTCCCCCTCTTCCCCTTCTTCCGCAAAAAGCTGAAGGTTCAAAGGCATCATATTCTTAATGTATTCCATAACTTAATTCCTCCGTTTATAGTCCGTATGACTGTTATATCCATGCACCTTTTAATGTCATATGCACGTTATGGACAAACAGAAAAAAAGAAGAACATCAACCGCTCTTCTGTCTGCTTCTGTATTTCATCAATGCTTTAGGTTTTCTTTCCTTTGGAGGCGGACAGTACTCTTCATATGTCTCATGTGAGAGTTTTCCGCATATCATGCACATATATGTCACCTTCTTAACAATGACGTGCCTACGACTGTCAAAATGACTTTTACAGTCATACTCAAAGTATTGGTGATGATGTGGTTTCAATCCTTCAGCCATATGGTTCTCCTTTCTTGAAATTGAGCAAAATAAAAACCGACTAAAAAATAGTCGGCTTATACGAACGGTAATATGTCTTTCAAGTCTTTCATAAATCGCTTGGCTTTTTCAATAGTTGAATTATCAGTAAGGTATTCTATTCCTTTTGGTGTAATCTCACATTTATCAAGGTTGTATATTTCTATGTTTTCATCTATATCCTGGTCAATTACTATCCCACTGATATATCCCTCATTCAACAGATTCACAATGACATAAGTCCAGTACTTTCTGTTGATCTGCAGATATTTACTGTCATGTCTTATGAGTGATGCATCAATATCCTTGCCTTGCTTTAGCTGCATATACAGGTAGGATAGAATCTGATAAACAATTACATGATAATCATCCCTTGCCATGTTGTTCTCCTTTTTTCAAAAAATAATTGATATCAATCTGTTAATTC